CAAATCGTCCCAGTTGGCGCCGGTGTTCGGCTTTGGCGTAGAGCTAAAGCTGTTCCTCTCCCAGTTGCGGACGGCGGCTTTCCAGTCCTTCATGGGGTTGCGCCCTACCTTCCAGCCGTTGCTTTCGTAGTAGGCCAGGAACCGCTCGGGGTCCACCTTGTTTTTTCGCTCCTGGCAGTAAGCCTTGATCTCGTCGAGGGTCGGCTTTACAAAGCGGACACTATCTTTTTTTGGTCTGTTACTTTTTGAAGAACTGTTGTTTTTTGTATTGTTATTATTAGGGGCTAAATTATCGTGTCCGGTTTTTTCCGTGTCGGAAATTTTCGGACATGGTGTTTCCGTGTCCGGTTTTTCCGTGTCCGGTAATTCCGCCGGCGTCACTTCGTGTTGGATCGTGTAAATGTTGCGGGAGAACCGCCCATTTTCTCGTTCCTTCGTGACCGTGATGTATCCGTGGAGTACAAGCTGGGAAAGATATTTGCTATAGCTGTCCTTTGATATATCAAGGTCGCGGCAGATTTTGTCGCGGGAAGGAAAGCAGGTGTTACCGGCTCCGGCGAAACTGCAAAAGTATGCATAGACTGCTTTTGCTCCGATGTTGAGCCTTTGGTCCTGCATAACGAGTTTTGGGATGATCCCGTATCCGTAACTATTTACTTCGGCGCCCTTTAGTAAGTCGCCCAGTGTTCTCACTCCCTTTGACCTGTTCTGTTGAGGTAGCCGCGAAGCGCCGCCTCCATGTCCCGCTTCGCTTGCTGCTCCCGCTTGGAGCGCTCCTCTTTTGAGAGTTCAGGCCGGTGTATTATGATCGTTGCACTTCCGCTCTGGAGAGTCTTTGTGCGGTAGCCTTGGCGGGCTGTTTTGGTCCAGTCGCTCATGGGTGCCTCCTTTATGGTGCTCAAGAAGCACCATTACCGGCAAAAAAAATAGACTTGACAGTCTCGATGTCGGTAATTTGCAGAATTTCGCATAAGACGGCTATCTGCGAGGCCTTAAACTCCGCCTGGTTATTGAGGCAGTTCCTGAAACCTTGATCGGAAAGACCGACTTTCTTGGCCAGAAAGTTCTTTTTAAGGCCAAGGTCGTCGATCCTCTGCTCAAGCAGCTTCTTGTTTGTCATGCATTCATCTCCTTCTTTTTCGGTTTTTTGACGCTTCGGTGGTGCTTTGCAAGCACCTCTACGAAGCCTATTATAACGGGCTTTTCGCTTTTGTCAATAGGGCTTTTTGCGAAAAGACAACATTTTTGTTGCTTTTCATACACCACCGCTGTAGAATGGTGGCAAAGGAGGTGTTATATATGAAAACTATAGGTGAACGGATTAGGTACAAACGACAGGAGTTGGGGCTTTCCCAGCGTGACTTGGCGGCAAAGATGGGCTATCAAAACCACTCCACGATTAATCGCGTTGAGTCTGGAAAGATTGACTTGCCGCAGTCTCGAATTGTCCAGTTTGCCGAGGCTCTGGATGTTTCCATCGGGTATCTGCTGGGATGGGAAGAAAAGCCGGAGGATATGGGTGCGCTTGCTGCGGAAATGCTGTTGACTCCGGGTCTGCCGGAGATGGTAAAGGATTTCATGCAATGCGACGAGGCGGACCGTGTTATGCTGCGGAACCTTGCGGCGTCGTTGGCTGCAAAACAAAAAAAGAGCTGACGCTTCGCCGCGTCAGCTTAAAAACCCGAGGATTTTCTCGACAAAACCGAGCGCCAGACGGAGCTGGTCCTCGTTCATTTGGTCGATATATGTGTGCAGTCTATCTCGTAATTTTTCGATCATGTAGAGTCACCTCGTATCTTTTGTGCCACAAAATAGAACAAATGTTTGAGAAAATAGTAACAGACTTTTCGCTATTTATCAACATATATGCTCGCACTCCGCACTTGTAGCATACTTTTACCATAAACGGAATAAAAATATTGTCGAAAAAAGGAGCGGGTAAGGTGATTTTTTTAGAATATGAGCAATGGTTAATTTACCTGCGGAAGTCTCGGCAGGATGATCCTAACGAAACGATTGAGCAGGTTTTGTCAAAACACGAGGGGATACTGCAAGAGCACGCCCAGCGGGTGTTCGGCGGTACTATCCCCGAGGAAAATATTTATAGAGAGATTGTGTCCGGCGAGTCTATTGACGAGCGGAACGAGATTAAGAAGGTTCTTGCCCGCATCGAGG